CTGACTGAATTACTTCTGTACCCAGCCAAATCAGTCAGGAGAAAACGACTCACAAAACTACTGTCAGACAAGAAAAAAATTGACTACACCACGACAAGGATGTCGAAGGAGAACGCATGGATGAGAAACGAACGCTGTTGATTGATGGAGATATTCTTCTATATGGAGAGTCGGCTTCAGTAGAGGTCGAGATGGATTGGGGGGATGACTGGTGGACTCTGCACGGGGACGCGAGAGAAGCCAAGGAAAGGGTGGACATCTGGATTGCGGACATCGCAGCACTTCTTGATGCCACCGATGTTGTCCTGACCCTGACTGGAGATCAGAACTGGCGCAAGGATGTCCTCCCCACATATAAGGCCAACCGCAAGGGCAAGAGAAAGCCCGTGGTCTACAAGGAACTCAAGCAGTACGCCATCGACACCTACAAGACGGTGATGTACGACAACCTTGAGGCTGATGATGTGATGGGTATTCTCCAGACCGACCCTGACAACGACCACGAAACCGTGATTGTGTCGGAAGACAAGGACATGATGACTATTCCAGGGATGTTGTACAGGCCGATACGCCCAGAAGAAGGTGTTGTGGAGATCAGTCCAAAGGAGGCTGACTACAACCACTTCAGGCAAGCCCTGATGGGAGACTCCACTGACGGCTACGCAGGTTGTCCGGGTATTGGACCCAAGACCGCAGAGAAAGTTCTCAAGCAGGCTGACCCTGCGGACTGTTGGGGTCTGATTGTCGGCGCGTATGAAAAAGCCGGACTCACTGAAGAGGACGCACTCACTCAAGCCCGTGTTGCTCGGATTCTGAGGCACGGAGAATACTGCACTAAGAAAGAAGAGGTCCACCTGTGGAACCCATGAACCGACAAGAATACTTCGAGTTTCATCAAGCACTCTGTGACGAGGCATTGGAGCTTTCTAAAAGAAAGAACGCTGACTACGCAGGAGCAGACGGAAACCACCCCTTTGCCAACTTCACCAGGTGTGAAAACATGGGGGTCTGTACAACCGAAAAGGGGTTCTTGGTTCGACTTACAGACAAGATGAGCCGACTCTCCACGTTCTCTGAGACGGGTCAGTTCATGGTTGCAGACGAGTCGTTTCGAGACACGTTGATTGATGTGGTGAACTACGTCTGCCTTCTCGGTGCTTATGTGGAGGCCAAGAAGAATGAACGACATAGATAATAATGAACGACTATTAGAGAAAAAACCGACGATCCCAAAGGAAGTTGTCGAATGGTTGGATCAAATTTTTCCTTTGGTCTGTCCTGATTTGGGTGACACGGAGCGGTTGATCTTCTTTCGATGCGGCCAAAGGTCGGTCGTTGACTGTCTGATGTCTCTCTATCATCACCAAAACGAAAACATTATTTCTGACGGAAACTAACCATGTGTATTTCAGCCCCGAAGATGCCGAAAATGACCCCACCACCGGCCCCGCTTCCCCCACCTCCACCACGATCTGAAACGGCTGCGTCACAGGGTGCGGGCATGGCGAAGCAAAAGGGTGTTCAAGCCGCTGCTCGTCGAAGAGGAACCCGTGGTATGAAGACCGCTGGTCTCCAGATTTACTCCTGATTGGAGCCTCATGTACCAGACCGGAAAAGCCCTCTACACCCAGCTTGAGACCCTTCGGTTCTCGTTTTTGGACCGTGCCAGAGACTGTTCTCGTCTGACTATTCCGACTCTGATCCCTGATGAGGGCCACTCTTCGGGCAGAAAATTTCCGTGTCCCTACAACGGAACCGGGGCCAGGGGGGTAAACAACCTCGCATCTTCACTGCTCCTCAGTCTCCTTCCACCGAACTCCCCGTTCTTCCGCCTCGTGCTGGATGACGCTGCGATGAGAGAGGTCGAAGGACTGCCTGATGTGAAGACTGAGATTGAGCAGAGCCTGGCTGACATCGAGAAGGCGGTCATGAAGGAAGTGGAAGCCGAGAACATTCGTGTTTCCATGTTTGAGATTCTCAAACACCTGATCGTTGGCGGCAACTGTCTTATTCAGTTCCCCGATGACGGCGGTGTGCGGGTGTTCCCCCTGTCCCGGTATGTTGTCCAGCGATGCTCGATGGGTAAGCCCCTTCACATTGTCACGAAAGAATCCGTCCAGCCCGACCAGCTTCCCGAAGAGATTCGGGGGCAGGTTGGTGGCATGATGGCGGAAAGCCCGGATAAGTCTGTTGATTTGTACACCTGCATTCACCGTATTTCTGAAAAGAAGTACGAGGTCTACCAGACTGTGGGTGATGTTGAAGTACCGGGCAGTCGGGGTTCATACCCCAAGGAAAAGCTGCCATTCATTCCACTCCGAATGTATTCGGTTGAAGGTGAGGACTATGGGCGCAGTTATGTCGAACAGTATCTCGGTGATCTCCGCAGCCTGGAAGGGCTTACGCAAGCTATTGTCGAAGGTGCCGCTGCCGCGAGTAAAATACTGTTCCTCGTGTCCCCGAATGGTACTACCCGCGCACGAACTCTCGCAAAGAGTGCAAACGGAGCAATCGTCGAAGGAAACGCCGGAGATGTGTCCGTACTCCAGTCTCAAAAGCAGGCTGATCTTGGTATTGCGGCCTCGACGGCTAACGCGATCACGGAGCGGCTGTCCTACGCCTTCATGCTCACAGAATCCACCATCAGAAACGCCGACAGAGTAACCGCCGAAGAGATCCGGTTGCTCAGTCAGTCGATTGAAAAGCAGCTTGGTGGTGCCTTCAGCCTCCTGAGTTCCGAACTCCAGCTACCACTGGTAAACAGGATGATGGACAGGCTTCAGAAGGCTAGAAAGCTGCCGAAGCTGCCCAAGAAGTTCGTCGCACCCACCATCATCACGGGTGTTGAAGCTCTTGCTAGAGGAAACGACCTCCAGCGTCTGGACTTCTTCTTGCAGGGAATGACACAGACGGTCGGTCCAGAGGTGATCGGTCAGTTCGTACACATGCGAGAGTACATCAAGAGACGGGCAACCGCTCTTGGTATTGATCTACAAGGTCTCATCAAGACCGAAGAAGAATTGCAAGCTGAAATGCAACAGGCGCAACAGCAGCAGGCAATTCAACAGTTTGGGCCACAAGCCCTGGATATCGCGGACAGGCAGTTCCGTGAAGCACAACAAATAGAGCAAGGAAGCTAGACATGGCAGAACGAATTCAGATGGATACCGGCGTGACAGGATCAGAAGCTCCCGTTGAAAACACCGAAGAACAGGTGACCGACCGACCGGAGTGGCTCCCTGAAAAGTTTCAGTCCCCCGAAGACATGGCTAAGGCTTATGGAGAGCTTGAGTCAAAGATGGGTGAAGAACCTGAGTCCTCTGAAGATGAGTACGAGTATGAGTACGAAGAAGACGGCACCGAAGAAGTTGAAGGTGTTGCCATTACTGAAACTGCAATGGAGGAGTTCTCCAACGAGTTTTATGAGAATGGTGATCTGTCTGAAGAAACTCTGGATCGCATTCAAGATGAGTTCGGGGTCTCAAAAGAGATCGCAAAAGCATACGTCGATGGTCAAAAGGCTTTGGTTGAGCAGGCACAGCAAACGATTTTCGCTGAAGTCGGCGGCCAAGAGAACTACCAAGAGATGCTTGAATGGGCCAAGTCAAACCTGACTGAATCCGAGATCAACGCTTACGATTCCGCCATTGTGTCCAACGACCTTGAAACGGCTCGAATGGTTGCCAAAGGACTTCACGCCCAGTTCACGGGTTCTGAAGGTACAACCCCCTCCCTGGCCCGTGGTTCTGCTGCGGCTGCGGGTGGTACTGAGGGTTACGGTAGCTGGCAGCAGGTTTCAGCGGACATGGCTAAAGCTGAGTACAAGACTGATCCTGCATTCAGGGAGATGGTGAAAAACAAGTTGAGCGTGTCTCGACTGACTTAGGTTCTTTGAGGGAGATTTCGGGGGGATGAAATGGAAGAGCATCTGACCAGTATTATTGTTGGAATTACTGGGCCTGCTGTGCTTGGCATTTTCGCGTTTCTGTGGAAGGTCAACAGCAGGATCGCAACGATAGAACGTGACATCAAAGCGCACGATCATCGAATCAAATCAAACTCGGCGCAGCTTACTAAGCACTTTGAAAAGGCGTTTACAATAAGAAAGAATGTCAGTGATATATGACTCGATTACTCTTTCTTGTCTTGCTTCTGACCGGGTGTAAAACAACCTCCTTTTTCCCCACCGACTCAGGAACAACCACACAACGATTGGTTGGTGCCGCAGAGTCGGAACCACTCACGGTACTGTCTGTGACGGGCGGCTTGTGTCTACTGGCCGGGATGGTGCTGTTGGTAATTACCCGAGGAACAAAGGGATGGTATCCGTCAATCGGCGGTGTGATCCTGGTACTACTGAATTACATGGTCGCAAAGTACGACGATTGGATCTTCATTCCTGTTGTGATACTGAGCGGCATGGTTTCGGCGGCATGGGCCTACCGAACTGTCGTTCAAATCCTTTCGGAGAAGAAAACAAAATGATTACTATTGCTACCGTTTCTAGTTTCTTTGGCACCATGTGGTTCATGGGACTCGTGGCCGCCGCTGGTTTTGTCGCAGGCATGATTTTCAAGAAGCCTTTCTTGAAGCTCGTCACTGGAGGAAAGTACAGTGGGTGAAAAACTACTCGCATTTCTGAAAGATGAACAGGGAATGCAGACCGGCGAATACATGATTCTGGGAACCGTCATGGGAGCAGGGTCTATCGGCGCAATCAAAACTGTTCGAGACGGCCAGGTCGAGAAGTTTCAAGAACTTTCCGCTGCACTTGATACAGCACCGGACGGAACCATCGGCGGTGGATGATGGCAAAGCGCGTCAACAAAGCAAAGATGGCTTGCAACAAGCCTCGACGGCAGGTCCAAGGCGGCAAGAAGTTTGTCGTAAAGGCTTGCTCTGGGGGCAAGGAAAAGATCATCCGATTTGGTGATGCAAACATGACGATCAAAAAAGACAATCCTAAGCGTCGGAAGTCGTTCCGAGCTAGGCATAAGTGTAAAACCGCTACTAACAAACTGACCGCACGTTATTGGTCATGTAAGAAGTGGTGAATGTGTTGATGTCGGAGTAACTCTAGGCACAGAAGCGCGGCCCGTTGCGGCGGATAACCGGACAGCTAGAAGTGCGGCATGAGCCTATCGTCTAAACACGATGTGTTTTTGTTGTACCTCTAACTTTTTTCGGAGATTCAAAATGTCTAACATGACAGAATCCCGCCTTGGTTTGAACAAGGGCGGGTCGGACAATTTTGAACTGTTTCTGAAGCAGTTCTCAGGAGAGGTTCTCACCTCGTTTGCCGAGCGCAACGTGATGATGCCCCTTCACACCGTCCGAACGATTACGAGCGGTAAGTCCGCTCAGTTCCCGATGACCGGCGCAACCACTGCCGGATATCACACTCCTGGCAACGAGATCCTTGGCACCGCCATCGACCACTCAGAGCGCGTCATTCACATTGACAACCTTCTCGTCTCCAGTGCTTTCATTGCAAACATTGATGAAGCAATGAACCACTATGACGTTAGGTCAATCTACAGCCGCGAAATCGGTTTCGCTCTTAGTAACCATGCGGATAAGGCACTCATTCGTACCGCTCTCGCCGGTTCGTTTGACACTACCGATCCCATTGGTAACGCTGGTGGCGGATCACTGGTCGTTGGTACGGCTGGTGATGACATCGTTGACAAGCTGCTTGAACTTGCTCAGAAGTTTGATGAAGCCGATATTCCGCAGGGCGATCGCTTTGCGGTTGTCAACCCAGCCACGTTCTATGGTATTCTCAAGGCTGCTGGCTCTGCCAACACCGGGGGTGCCATTATGAACCGTGACTTCGGTGGCACGGCGACTCCTACTCGCGGCGATCAGGCTCTCATGGTCGGCGGCATTCAAGTCATCATGTCCAACCACATCCCCACTGCCAACGAAAACGACAACGGCGGCGGAACGGTGGACACGATTCTTGGTTCGACTTCGGTTCGTAACGCACCGTTCAACGATGCGGGCATCGCAGTCGCGGATGCAGATGAAGGTTACTCCGGCATCGACTTTAGCAACACCGTTGGGGTGGGTTTCCACCGCTCGGCTATTGGTACGGTCAAGCTGCTCGACCTTGCTGTCGAAAGTGACTACCTTGTCCAGAACCAGGGTACGCTCATGGTCGCCAAGTACGCGATGGGTCACAACTACCTTCGCGCTGACGCTTGCGTCCAACTCAAGTCGGCCTAATTTCGGCCACACAACTCAAGGGTTGGGTCTCCCACTGGGAGGCTCAACTCATTTTTTCAAACAGAAAGGTAATGACTCATGGCAATGTCCACCACGACCAAGCTGATGGCCGTTC